CCCTCTACGGCGGGGGGGGTGCTCTCTTCGGTGCTGCCGGTCAGATAGCCCAACGTCAGGTCGGGGTTTTCCACGACCGCGCCGGTCTCGTCAATGATCTTCATGGTTCAAAACCTCCTTTCTCAGGCTACGCGGTGCCAGATGTGCACATAGTAGGCGGCGGGCTGCACGGTGCTGCTGCGGCCATAAATGGCGTTGGACTTGGACGCGTCAAAAGATATATTGCCATAATTTCCGCTAGACCCGTTCTCGAGTGACTTGCCTATGCCTTTGACAGAAAACGCACCGCTGCCAGATGGATAAGTATAAAACCTGCCCATTATATCAGATAACGTGCCCGTGATGTTGGGCAGACCGGCTTTCACTGTGGTGCCGGCCGCGTGGGTGCTGGACGCACCCATCAGCACCCGCTCGGACGCGATCTCTTCCCAGCTGCCGCCGAACAGTGCGGCGGGGCTGGTGGGGTCGGTGCTCTGGTAGATGCTACCCACGGGATGGTCTGCAAGCTTTTGCGCTTCAAGAAGACTGTTTACTTGTTCCCGTGTGTAGTAGTCGGATAAATCAGCTTTTTGCACGCTGTCCTTCCATACGCCGGTGTCACTGTCCCATGTCCAGATGGTATCGGTCGTTCCGACCACTGCCCACCAGCCGTTTTCGCCCACTGGTACAGCCGTCTTGAGGGCTTCCGGCGTGGCATACCAACCCTGTGCACCAATGGTGATGGTGCGCACCTGCTCGAAATATTCTTTTGTGCCTTGCAGGTTCTTGGCGGACTCCGTCTCGGACGCTTTTGCGGCGGCCTGGCTTGCAGCGGCGGCTTTTTCACTTGCCGAACTCTGTGCCGCACTTTCTTTTGCTTCTTCTGCGGCGTTTAAAGCGCCTGCAACAGTGCTCAGTTCATTAAGTGTTGATGCGTTGATTGGAGTGCCCTCAACGCTAGGCTCATCGTTTCGTACGAGCGTTACAACCTCCGATGTGCCGTCTTTCTTAACCATCGTCCATCGACCCGGATATTTTGCCACACGGTCTTCAAAAACCATATTGTCCCTCCCCGGTCATATATTCGCCAGAAAATGTAACGTATGTTTTAGCAAGCGTTTCAATGTCGAGCAAAATTTGCTCGATTTGATTCATTGTTGAAAAATCGAGTTTGTTCATGCTTTCTGGCGTATCTGCAATAGCAGATGAGCCAGAGCATTTAGCACGAATGGAGTTGACGTTAGAAAGCCAACGTATTGCATCGGAGACTTTCATATATCCATCGACTGTCCAATCTGTACGAACAGAAACGGATGCACCAACGATGGAGCCAAGCTCTTGAATGCCGGATTCTATACGGTTGAAATCCATATAGTTTAAGGCGCCCTTCATACCGGCAAGCCATTCCGATTGTTCGGTTTTTGTCCACGTGCCTGTTCTCGCCTTTGCTGTGATTTCTTTTACGTGGTTAACGTCCGATTGCGTTCGGTCTGTAATCCATTGGCCCATAAGCTACTCCTCTTCAATTCTTCCTTGATATCCAACCTTCAAATTCTGAGGGACGGTGAATGCCGGTCGGTAGCATTTGTAATTACCATCGCCAGAACCAATGCAGTTAAAGTAAGAAAATTCGTTTCGGTTGTCTGAACTCACGATGTGAATCTTGTCATAATACTCCAAAACCACAATAGAACGATAATAGATATCTCCGACAGAAGAATCCATTCCCCACCATTCGAGGTGAGTAATAGGGGTTCTTGTCCATTGTTGATACGCGAATGTTGTGCCACCGTAAGTATAGAACGGTCCTTTGGAAAGTTCTTTTGCGGTAGGCAGAGTGCTTCCTTCTGCGTTACATCCATATCCCCACATTTTGTTAACGTAGCTACTGTTATTGTCAGGAAAATCATAATATATTTCTTTTGCGGAAGGCAAAAACACACTACGAGACAACGTGGATATTTCGGAAGGCTCATAATACCCGCTACCGGCCGACTCTCCAGAGATCCATTTGAAGGCCGGAGTATAATAAAATGTCGTTTTGTCGATTTTTTTCTGCATGTAATCAGAAAGCGATTTTTTGAAAGAACCGTTCAGCAAGGCATCGATGGTGCTTTTTGAATATTCTGCAGGGGTTGTGCTTTTGCTATCCCACGCAAAATCCTTTGAGCTGTCACCAAAAATCGAATCTTTATGCACCAAAAGCGTTCTTCCAGTCCCGTTTAATTCAGGCTCATAATTATGTTTTGACACAAGGAAAGCGGTATAAACGCCAGCAATCGAAACGTAAACGGTGTCGCCTTCCTTGAAATTAGAAATTTCATCAGCAGTTGTAATGGCGTTACAAGAGGCAGAAAGGCTTGCGACTGTAGCTGTAATCGTTGCATTTCCACTGTGCAAATACGTGACGTTGCAGACAGATACGCCACGTTCGTTCTTGATGACATTCAACTCAACGATACCAGCGGGAGATGCATTCCAAACAATAACAGGGGAATCGGCAGATGCAGGAACAAGCGTTGCAGTGAGCGTGATCGTGTCGGAAGGATGTAAGTAAATCTCAGAAGCGTCGATTTGTAACGAATCAACGTTTTCAATCATATACCCGGTAACGGAGCCCTTGAAGCTACCATTAAACGTGTAAGAAACGTCCGTAATCAACAAGTTAGAAGAATATCCAAACTGATGATTGAGCTTGACAAAATCAAGAGCATCGTTGTGCGGACTTGCACGATAAGACAGGGTAGCTTTTCGACGATTGGAAAGGACTTTATAGCTTTCAGTTAGAACATTTTTTGGCTGGGAGACGATGGAAGAAGAAATGAGTGCATTGTTCACACTTTGCGTAACGCCATCGCCCGTAGCACCGTTCGGGTATAACGACGAAGCCCCATTTAGAGAGTAAGAGATGTTTTTTAACTTATTAGAAAAAGTGATTTCCGGATACTGATAATCATTGATTTCAGTGATTTCATAAATGTCAGACTTGTTTTCAGGAAGGTACGGAACTCGGTCAATCCGAATCTCACCGTTTCTTGTCTGATACAAAGCCATACCGGCTGCGTTAGCAGAAAGCTGTAGCACATCAGCGTTTTTATACGAAGAATTTCCGTTACTGAAATCAGTTGTATAATCCTTCAAAGACTCATTGATGTAATAGCTGATACCAGAAACATCAAGAAGTTCCAAAGCGTCATAGCATATTTCGTATAAAGTGCCGCTTTTTCTTCCGGTATATGGTGAATCGATTAAAAATGCCAAAGCATCACGAGCTTCAAAGGAAGCAGTAATGCCATTAGAAGGAATACTCCAACTAGAAAGGTAAAACTTGCCTCCGTTAATCCATTCAGTCTGTCCGTCCAAGTCCATGCCATACTTTACAAAAACAGCTTGGCGTTCATACAAATACTTGTAAAGACCGTCGGGGTTGATAGGATTCCATTTTTGGTCGCTGTTATCAATGGAAAAAGAAATTGAATCCTTGGAAAGCTGTCCGGAAATTGGGTCTCGCTTTGATTTATGGGAATACGACAGAAGGTCTGTTTTGCTAAATCTCACACGCTGTCCGAATTCCACTTGCGAGATACGAGCTCTTCGGTTTGGAATACACCATTCAAGAACCTCAATAATAACCGAATCATAATTGGAAATTTCAAATTCAATTGAAGTTTCGATGGAACCGTTGTTGTCAATTTGCTTTTCCAAAAGAAGAGCGGTTCCTTTGTAAGCAGAGACTTTAAATGATTTTGCCCACTCATTTAAAATTTCAGACCAAACGATTGTCAGGCCCGGTATTTTTTCTTCGTGGATTTTGCTAAAAGAGAATGTGATGGTTGGATGATTGAAGCTTGATACGCATTCACCGCTTACATAGCCGCATTCCTGATACGGTTCAGAATCCGGAACGATACTAAGACTTCCATCCAAAACCCAAAAATTTGTTTCGGCAGTCGCATAATTTCCGGAAACGGAAGTGTCGAAGTCGGTAATGGATGCCGCGTTACTAAACACGGTTTGTGAACCTGAACTTGCAATAGCGTCCGTTTGCGCTACATCATCAGCTGCATGATAAGTAATCTGAATAAAAGTTTCGGGTACAAGCGTATTATTATATTGTGAAAGCCACTTATCGGACGGCTTTACGGACATATAAAATCACCACCTTTAGACCTCAACCAGGCTCAAAGAACAATCCGTCCAGCCCATCACATTTCCGGTGTTTGGGCCCCTTCGCCACATTCCGGCCGTTCGGTCGGAAACATACATCTGACGTGTGGAATAAGAAGCTGTTGCTTGATTGTAAAATCGTACCGTGCAATAAAAGTTTGTAGTGAATGGGCCGATAACGGAAGCCCATTGTTTTGCAGTAAGGTAATTCCACTTGAGAGCCACTTTTGCAACATCGTTTCGAACCACAGAGCCAACAACCTTGCCCTGCACGTTTCGGCCAGAATCAACGATGGTTGAAGTCGTTGCGCTATAAGAGGAAGGCTCTGGCAAATCTACGCCGTTCACTGATACAAGAGCTTGCATAATTCACCGTCCCTTCCTTAATAGCTATATACTTCCGTACCCATGATTTGCACGCCACGGTCAGCCTGCTGCTTTTCAACCGAAGCAGTAATCTGCTTTCCGTCAATGAACAACCTGACTTCCTTGCCGCCGGTAATTTCGTCACCATAGCGCTGGAAAATATCAAGAAACGCATTATAGCAGCCGTTGTAAACCGCACCTTGCAGGTCGGAAGAGCTTGTTGCCCCGGATGATGTATTGCCGTAGTATCCATTTGCAGAAGTGGTGGAGCCTGTAGAAGCATCATATTCAGGGGTCCCGACGTAAGAAGAATTGTCAGTTGAATATTTCCCACCGAGATTGCTCACAATACCCGCAATCGCAGCGCCTAAGGCAATTGCGGCCGCACCCACAATAAGTGCTACAGGAATGCCGAAAACTGTAGATGAAAGCGCGCCAGCAATGGAAGTAAGAAGGCCAACAAACGCAGAGCCAACACTTCCAATCAAGCCGCCCATTGCAGCAAAAATTTCAGGGAAAGAGCTTACAAGACCACCGAAAAGGCCTTGACTGATCGCAGTGCCAGTAGTGGCTAAAGGCACCTTCAATGCGCTAATTGATGCAGAAATCGTAGTTCCAAGATTGGAAACGCTTTTTACGATTTTTCCAAAATTGCTTGTTATGCCGCTCCAGATAACCTTGCCAACTTTTAACGCTTCGTTAAACAAGGTTTTGGATGCATCCTTTAAAACACTGGAAATATTGGAAATAAAGCTTTGTGCGTATGCTTTTACCTGATTTCGGTTCTCCTCTCCCATCGCCTGCCAGATAATAGCTGCTGTAGTTGTTCCGATCGTTTTCAAGTCTCCGTTCTGCACAGCATTCCAAAGATTCTGCACTGTGCCGAAGAAGTCATTCTGCAGACCGGAGTCAAGCTCCTGCCACTTGCTGTCCAGACCGTTGAAGAAACCATTAACAAAATTCGTTGCGGTGGTTGTGCCATAGTCAATCATCTCGTTGCCCTTCTGCTGAACAACGTTTGCCAGATTGGTCATAGCTTGTTCAACGTAAGGAAGTACTGCAGTGATACCGTTTGCAAGGCCTTGGTCAATAAATTCACCAAAGCGTTCAAACAGAGCGGAGGGAGAGTGAATTTCAGTATCGGTCGTAAACTTGTCAATGATAGCTTTGGCGAGATTTGCCGCAGCGCCTCTTGCGGTTTCAATGCCGCTCTTGATACCATTTACCAGACCTTGCCAAATGTTTTTGCCTGCTTCAAACATTTTGGAAGGAAGAGAAACAATAGCATTTGCAACGGCTGTTACCATATTGGAAGCAGCTTTTGCGGCATCTTTTGCCCACGTTTTGATATCATCGATAAATCCACGAACAGCTTTCGCACCGTTTTCGACGTGTTCATCGAGATGTACGAACCATGTAACAACATCCTTTACCCAATTGATAAGGTCAGCAAAACCAAGAGCCGCCTTTTCGATGAAGTTCCCGTTCATCTGAATATCAAGACGGTCGGTTTCACTTACTCCATTGGTAATCCATCCGACAAACACTCCGATATCGTGAATCAGCTGAGCGATGCCCATGACGGCATTCTCGATAAAGTTACCGTTCATCTGTAAGTCAAGCCTGTCAGTTTCGGAAACACCGTTCTGAATCCATCCAATAAAAATTGCGAAATCATTGATAAGGTTTCCAATGGCTGTAATTGCGTCACCTACAAAATCAGCAACTTTTTCGCCCATAGACTTGAAAGCATTGAACCAGTCCGTTTCCATCTCAAAAGCTTCTTTTTGGCTTTCGCTACCAAGACCACGAACTGCAACAGTAATAGCTTCAAAACCAAGAACAGCAAGACCGGCTACAGGATGACCGCTAACAATAAGACCGATGCCCATAAGTGTTGTAATTAAATCACCAACATCAAGATCAAGGTCTTTTACAACGTCAGAAATTGTTTTGAACGCAGAAGAAATGCCCTCCTGCCAACTTTCTGGAATGAGATTCCAGATTACTTGCTTTAAGTTAGAAAAAGATTCTTTCAGGTATTTGATGGATTCTCCGAGTTTTCCATCTGTGAGTGATATATTCCAACCCTGCCTAAGCCCTTCCGCAGCAAGGTAAATCATAGCTCGAACACGTTCAAGGCCTTTTCGGAACGCCTCACTGTTTTGGTACAGGTCAACAAAACGAGCAACCATGATGCCAACAGCGACAGCTGCTCCCATAATGGGAGACTTCCAAAGCTTGAGAATTCCTTCAATTAAAGAGCCATCGCCTTTGATTTTATTGAGAGCTTCAAGCAAAGCGTTGCCAATAGCCCACGTTGCAAATCCGGCAGAAATGCCAGCAATCAATGGCGCAAGCTTTTCCAGCTTTGCCTTGATTTCGTCCACGGCGTTGCCAACATAGTTCTTGAACATATCGTAGCCGGACAGGTCTACATTGCCTAAGATGTTGCCAGCAGATGCGCCGCTGCCAGAGCCGGAGCTTTCCTGCGTGGGATCAATGATGTTCAGTTCATCAAAGCCCATCGTGTAGTCCTTGAGGGCTTTGGCGGCTTTCTTTGTCGAATCGGCCGTGTCATCCATTGCGTCACCGATGCCACCAACACTGTCAGCGCTCTTGGTGAAATCAGTGAACACGACCTTCACACCCATCAGCTTTGCAACCCACTGGACAAATTCTCGGATAAGTTGGACGGCGGCAATCAGCGGGGGAAGAATAGATTTCATGGCAGGGTAGAGCAAAGAGCCAACAGACTTCGCCAGCATATCCAACTGCGCTTTCAGAATCTTAATCTGGTTCGCAGGGCTCTGGATGGTCTGTGCAAGGTTGCCCTGCACGTTGGCAGTCTGCTTCATAATGGCAATGTAACGCAAAACTGCCTTATCTGCCTGAGACAGGCTAGAAACCTGTTTGTTAAAGCCCAAAGCAAGAAGTTCCTGCTGTAACCGTGCCTGAGACAGGTCGATGCCCAAACGGCGAATAGGCTCAATCTCGCCAGAGATTGCGGAAGACATTGCGGTAAAGGTCTCTGCAACGTCTTTGTTCCAATAGGAACCTTCGTCATAAGCAAGCTGGGTCAGGTTCTTAGACAGAATATATGCTTTGTCGCTGGCCAGACCAAACGAAGTACCCAGGCTCTGGATAGTAGCCATGTAGGTTATCGCTTTGGTCGGGTCAACGCCAAGCAAGCCCTGCATCTTGCTAATGAGCGTATCGGCTTCACCGCTCAAATTGCCCATAGCATTATGGAACAAGTCTGTTGCTTCATAGAAGTCATTAAACTTCGCAACAGCGTTGCCAAGATACTCAGCGATAGCTTTCAGCGAAACCAGCTTTGCCATGTTCCGCATAAAGCCGTTCATCTGATTGGACAGACTGAGATAGCTCTTGCGCTGCTTTTCGTTGGCTGCGGTCACACGGTTCGCCTGTGTCACAACCTTGCTCAACTGCGGCGGGAGCTTTGCAAAAGCGTTGCCCGCCTTGTCAAGCTGAGATGCAAGAGGAGTAAGGGCGGCAGAAATCTTCTGGCAAGAGCTTGCAAAAGAATCAAGGTCAGTCGCTTTCAGCTTGTCGGTCAGGTCAGGGACCTTTCCGATCGCATTGAAAGCACTGCCAAGAGCTTTAAGGTTCGATGCATCCAGAATGGACAGCGGAGCCAAAGCGCTAGTGAGCTGAGTAATGCTTCCAGACATGGAGTAAAAGTCCACGCCGTTCAAACCAGACACAGCCGCTGGAATCTTCTTGATTGCATTCACGACCGTGTTGATGCTTTTTGCGCTTGCGGTCGGGTTTACGTTGGAAAGTCCATTCAGAAAGCTGGTGATTTTGTCCAGCCCGGACATTCCAGCCGATGCCTGTTTAAGCGTTGCAATGGAACCAGCCAGCTTATCAAGGCTATTTACAACCTTTGTGACGTTGCCTTTCGTCCGCAAATTAGAAATGGCGGTAGCGAGCTTGTCGATATTAAGCTCTGCGCCTTGCGATTCCGCAGAAATCTCTACGGATAAGCTCGTAATATCAACATCAGCCATCACTACCACCATCACTTTCCATCATAGAGAACATCATTCTCTTGATTCGCTCCTGCGCCTCAACTGCGCGTTGGTATTCATACTCGTCTTTCTCCTTTTGGGTAAGGGGAATCGGTCTATCCATGTACTTGATGGGGCTAGACCCTTTCTTTCGGAACATATTGCCAACCGTAGAGGAAAGCGCAGATGCCATGTAAAAGCCATTTCTCCATGCTTCTGCATTGGCTCTGCGCTCCCGCAGCTCCTCTGCGTCACGGTAGACCTTCGCCAGCCAGACATCGCCGTGCCAGAACTGGTCATAGGTCATGCCGATGGAAATGTAATAGGCTTCTACATCATGGAACAGCTTGGAGAAGGAGAACGGTTCTCCCTCTCCGTCTGTTTCCTGAGATTGTGCAGTTACACAATCTCCCACGTTGCGTTTTTTGCGGTCTTGTCCTCAGTGTCAGTTGCCAGCAGGGACTTGGAAGCGTCCACGAACATTTCAAGCAGAACGCCCATCAGGTCTTCCTTATCCTCGATGTGCTGGAACATCTCGTCCACGACCTTGCGCTTGATGCCCTTATTCCGTGCAATGAAAGCACCATAGAACAGGGCGCGAGAGTTGGACAGCAGATTGGTCATCTGGGTGTACTGGCCAATCTGAAAACCTGCACGTTCGGTGGCTTCCACGCTGTCACGAGTGAAAGTCAGCTCGTAAGTGTTCTTACCATCGGGGGAATGAAAGTTGATAACCTTAGCAGCCATAATAAATGCTCTCCTTTATAAATAGGGGCAGAACCAAATCCGTTGTTCAGTTCTGCCCGGTTTGATTGATTCGATTTTTGCGACTTAGCCGCCATTGACAGTCAGGGTCTCGCTGAACTCAGGCTTCTTGGTGAAGATGCAGTTGATGGTCATTTCCACAACCTCGTCCACGCCAAAGCCGGACAGACCAACCTGATGCATACCCTGCCAAGTGAAGCCGGAGCCGTCCTGCATCTTCAGGGCGTAGTACTTCACGGTGTTGCTCTCAGAAGTCTCATTGTAGCCGGCTTCCTTGACCTTCTTGTAGTCAGTCTTGTTGTAGTTGGCGGTGAAAGACTTGGTGTCGCTCTGGATGATGCCAAAGATGTTGACCTGCATAGGGTCAGACAGAGTAGTGGCATCCAGAAGGTTCGGCTCAGAGATCAGGTCGGGCACATCCTTGATGTCGCACAGCTTCGTCAGAGCGGTTGCGCTGTCGCCACAATACAGGGTGGTATTCAGACCGGAGATAGCAGTACTCATAGAATGTTTACCTCCTTAGTTTCGGTAAATCATTCCGTCCTCTCCGATTGTTGCCCCGTAGCTGCAATCAATCCGATAGACGGAATTGTTATACAGTCCATTCAACGGGACAAACGACTTGCGATAAATTTTAAGCGGTTCAAGAACAGAATCCACGATGCCTACAATGGAGCGTGCTTCTGCAATGCGCCCGGTGTTCTTGTTAGAGTAGACCCGCACACGCAGGGAAACAGCAGCGTACTTGCTGTGACCAGCAGAATCAATATGTACAGGCAAATTGTTGTTTTCCTCTATCTGCACACACGGAAACCTCTTAACAGGGCGGTCATCAATTTCGCTAGTGACTAAGATACCGGGCACTTGCTTTCGCAGTTCCTTGGCAACAGCCGTGTAGATAGAGTTGAAATAATCAATCAACTATTCCAAACCTCCCTCCACGTTGCTTCGACCTGAGAAGCCATTTCCTCAACAGCCCCCCACATAGCCATAGCTGCATCGTTGCCGCTGGTGTAATTCAACTGGCCTTTACCATCCACCTGTTTGACAGGCGTACCGGCATTGCCGGGGTCGCCGTAGTAGTACCAGCGTTTATGCTTGCCGTTTTTCTTGCCATATGTGCCATGCTCGCCAATGTTATCAGGCAGAGGAAGAGGGCCGATTGTTCCGGCGGCGCCCCAGCCCTGATGTGTAACACCTGTGCCGAACTCAATGTGAGCAACCGCCTGCCCCTCCGCTAGGATGGTGCAAGAAGCGCCGTTTTGGATAACTTCGCACTTAACATCGTTTTTGCCAGCATATTGGGCATTGGCAAAACGGATTGTCGCAACAACAAGACCTTTATCGGCAAGCGCTCTTGCAAACAACTGTGCTTTTTGGTTCAGGGTGGTCTTGTATTTGCGAATATCTTCCTCAGCCTGTTTAAGTCCGGCATCGCTCAACCTCACTTTAATTTTCACTTGCAGCCACCTCTTTCAGCGCATACAGCGTGTCTGTGATATGCTCTGCGACCTTGACCACAGTGTAATTGAAGGGCTTTGAAACGTCTGTCTGAAACCAGACGTGCGTACCTTCATAAAGCGGTGTGTTGCGCTTTTTGCTGGACGAACTGACAACGTAGCTGTAATCCGTGAATGCTCCAAAAGGGTTTGCTTCCGCAGAACCAGTAGGCGGGCTGACGTTCAGCATCAGCTTCGCGGGGTCACTCCACGTCTGCGATGTTTCGCCGGTTTCGTTTCCCCACTCGTCAACAACAGGCGTTTTTTCGCCAACCGGGTTTGAATACCACAGCGGGCGCTTATCCAGCGGGCTACCATTGAACATCAGCCGATAACACCTACTCTCGGAACCACTTCATTAAGCAGGGACTGTGCCACATCGGAGCTTTCCCACACACGAGTAATGCCATTGTTGGTGTAGCTCGTCTGTCCGTTTGCGCCGATGTGGTTGTACAGTTCCGCTGCAATGCGTATCTGCAACGACTGATACTGCGAGGGCAACTCGTTCGGTCTGTTACCGAAGGGGTAGCCCTGCGCAAATATCTTGTCTTTGGCAAAATCAAGCAGCAGGTCGAAGAGTGGGTAGTCCTCGTCCGTGACTTCACGGTCAAGTGCAGGGGCGATGTACTGCCCCAGCTTGACTGCCGCTTCGGAATGCTGGTCTCCCATGCTGCTTTCCTCCTTTTGCCTTAGTAAGCCTTGATGCAGTACACAGCGTCCATGCGCTCAAAGGACGGCAGGACAATCTCAGAAGCATAGACGTTGGCGTTGACCGGATGAACGGTCAGCTCGGTGGTAATGGCAACACCAGTGTTCACGATGGACACGGATGCACCAGACTGACCGGACATCAGATCAGCTTCCTCGGGGGTAGTGCCATACCAAGTGCTACCAAGAGCGCCGGACGGAGCAACCACCACCATGCCGTCAGGCAGGTACTTTTCGCTTGCTCTGTACTGGTCTGCCTTAAACATCTTGTCGTACAGATGGATGGTCAGACCGGTTGCAGATTCGACAATCTGCCGTGCTTCGGCATCCAGCAGAACGGCGTTTGCCTTTGCGGTGACGGTCATAAACCGATTCTTCACCTCGTCCGCAGCGATCATGTTGCGGAAGGTGGCGGTGTTCATGTACACCTCAGTCACGACCTCGCCAACGCTTGCCAGAACAGCGTCCTTTGCGGCATTCAGATCAGCAATGGGGGTAGCGGTTGCAGCAGACCACTTCGACTTGGCGACATCACTGATATCCTTAAAGTTTGTGGAATTCCAGCCGCCGTCCGGGTCGTAGTTGTAGGTGTAGTTCACGCCGTTTGCCTTGATAGTGATGCCGGGAGTGCCATTTGCAGGAGCCAGCAACTGCCAGATCATGCGCTCAGGAACGATACGAGCGCCAGTGATAAGCTGTGCGGTGTCATCGTACAGACGGTTCATCACATCACGGGCATAGGGGTCGTTGCTGTCCAGAACACGCAGGATTTCCTGACGGTCTTTCTCGCCCAGATGGTAGCCCTCACGGAAGAACGGCATCTCGGTCTCATCGAACTTGAAGCCCTCACGGGTGCGAAACGTAGCCTTTGCGTCAAATGCGCTGGGCATCAGAGAAACGCCAACGCCCTTGTGGCCACGCAGCCACTTCAAGTCAAGACCAGCCTTCTTCTTGGCGGGGAACAGTGCGTCAGATGCAAATGGCATCGCATTGGTGGGGTCGTTCGTCCAATAGGCGGCAATTGCAGCCGGGGCAAAGACTTCCTTAAGATTCAGTGCCATGTTGTTTTACCTCCTATTAAGCGTTTACGCTGATGTTGTCACGGCAGAAGATGCCGGGAACGGCGGTCTTGAGTGCCTTGATTGTGTCAGCGTCAAAGGTGAAGCTGGAACTTGCCGCTGCCTTCTTAGTGTCGATAACGCCACGAATCAGCAGGGAAGCATTGGGGTTCTCTGCCGGGTCAACGTCATACAGCAGGATGCCGTCAGCGTTGATGGTCTTAGAACCAGTCTCGCCAACAGCAACAGCTTTCTTGCCATCCAGCGTCATGGGATAGCCAGCCTTAACCGCAGCAGTTTCGATCACGGTAAAGGGGATGGCGGTGTAGTCATTGGAAGCAAGGATGGTATCGTTGATTCCGTTGACCGTGTTTCGGGTAAACTTCATGTTTTCCTCCTTGTTAATGGAAAGCACTCATTGCGTCACTCGATGCCTTAGAAGTATTTGCGTTCTGCTGCGCAAGGCTCTTAGCAAACGCCACACCTTCGCTGTCAGAGCTACCATTGCCATCCGCACCCGGGGGCGTGGGCATATCCTTCAGCAGGGAAGCCTTGTATGCGGTGTCGTGAGCAGTCATAAACTCCGACTGGAACTTAAACACCTTGTCCATGTCACCATCAGCCAGTGCAGACGCAGCCTTGTTGGCAAGCTCAGCGTCGTAACCCTGTGCAACGAACTTCTCACGGTAAGATGCAAGGGTCTTTTCCTTGACGAGGTTCTCTTTGTCGGCAGTCAGGGCTTCAATCTGCTTCTGCATCTCTGCCAGCTTGTCAGCCTGTTCCTGTGCGGCATTCTCGTCATCGGTACGCTTTGCCTTGAGCTGCTTCTTGTACTCAGCAGCTTCGCCGTTGGCTTTCGTCACGGCGTTGCGCAGCTTCTCAACCTCTGCGTTAGGGTCTGCAACCTTTTCAAGAGCAGAAATGATTTCATCGGCGGTCATGCCCTCTTTGTAGGCATCACCAAGCAACACATTGAGTTTCATATCGTTAATTTCCTCCTGCGTTTTTTTACCGTTGCTTCCCTGCAACGCTGCGAAATTTGTATCCCGGCTTCCCTGCCGGAATATATCAGCCCGCTTATGCGGATTGATTTTTAGTTGATTTGTTCCCCTGCGCCGTTGTAAACCAATTCTTCTTTCGCAGCATCGGGAGCGGCGAAAACGGTCGGAACAAGATAGACCGGAACGCCATACAACTTTGCAGCATCAATTTCTACAGTACAGCCGTTATACTGAAAGGCGTTATCGCCGCAAATGCCGATAAAATAATCGGCCTGTGCGAGAAGTTCAATGCTCTTGCCAAGATACCAAAGCCCTTCAGTTCTGCACTTAGGCGGGTTATCCTCGATATAGGTTGGGATAACCTCAAGGCTTTCACCGTACACTGCTTCGGCAATCTTGTGCAAACGGTCAAACGTCATCCGAATATTTTCTTCCGACCGATTCTTCATCGGGCAGGAAATAAACAGCTTCTTCATTTTTGCTCTCCTCCCTTTGCATTAGCCTGTTCGTTGACCATTTTGCTAACATCAACAATATGGTCTGTGGGCTGTTCCTGTGGCTTCGGTGCTTTCCCGTCCTCGCCCAGCTTGCCAGCGGCAATCAGGAAGGGCTTGCTCATTTCGTAAGCAGCCTGCGGGTCTGGGAACAGACCGGGCGTGGTGAACGCCAGCTGCGGGTCAATCGGCTGCTGAATCATCTGTGCGAAAATCTGAACCTTGCTCTGCTGGTTGTCGTACTGACGGCGAGGCAGTTTGATATTGATGTCACTTGCCATCAGCTTAGAACCAGCCGTATCACGCAGGATTTTCAGCATTACAGACAGGCTTTTGCGTTCAGCGTACTTGAACATATTCTCGTACTGCTGCGCCCTTGCTTCGGTGTGATTCCATCCGTTACGGACGATAACTGCGCCAACGTTGTCGGACGTTGCGTTCTCGCTGCCAGTGGCACTAGGCATAGCAGTCAGACTGCGGTACACGTTCAACATGGAATCAAGCAAGGTCTGGCTTTGCTGCTGGTCAAGCTCGTTTGCAATCTGCGAGACCGAAGCGGGCAGGCCAGCGGTGGATTTCAGGCACATTGCGCCCAATTCCTTCACCTTGTTCAACGCATCCTCGTCAACAAGGCAATTGGTAAACACCATGATGGACTGGATGAACTGCGCTACACCGTCCAGACGGTTACTTTCAAGGTCGTTGATGGCATCCAGCACAGGGATAGCCGGTTCAAATAGACCCATACGCTCCGGGTTCAGCTTATATTCGACCATCGGCAGCATTCCAAGAGAATGATTCTCCGACTTTGTGACTTTGCCGTTGTCGATTTCAAAGTACTGGTTCGGCGTGTACACGCAAATCAGGTCGTTTAGGTCATTCTGATAATTGCGTGGGATGTGCAGCACGTTGGCGATGGGCTTGTGCCCGATGCCGGAGTTGTAAATCACATACGCCATATCCGGGTCTGGAACGTCTACCAGCAGGGGCGTTTCGTCCGGGTAGTTGCCGTTGTACCCCTTGTCAGGAAGAACAATGCGGTATCCCTGTCCGCACTCCAACATCCACTGCCAGAGACGCCGATCAAGCGCATCTTTGCCCTCATACTGCAAAGCATTTGACAGGCGGGCGATTTCCTCACCGTCACCTGTTGCCGTTTCAGACCGCACATAAGAGCAAGGAGTGCCGCTCATGTATCCTGTGTAGAAGCCCACACACTCGTTGGCGTGGTTCTCTACAATGCGGTTAGTGATTTCAGCGTGGTACTCCTTCGTGCGATGGAGGACAGGCTGGCTGCCCAAGTAGTAATTGTGCAAAAAACGAATCTCGTTCTTGTTCAGCAGATGAATAGGCTCTGCCTTGCCCATGACCACTTTCAGCACGTTTGCCCGATTGATTTCCGTCTCCGGCGTTTCAATCGGTCTACGTCCAGTCAGCGGTTCATTCAAAAAGCCGCCAACAACCGTCTGATACTCAGCCATGCGTTCCTCCTTTCCGGCAAAATAAAAAGCGCAGCAAGACAAACCTGTTAAGGTTTATCTCACTGCGCCAAAACTGCGCTTCAAAAGCTATTTACTTTTCAGGTGGATGGATGATTTTTACCCATCCTTCTCTTGTGTCTCCTTCGATAACGCCCTTGCATCTGTCGCACTTGAAATGGTATCGTCCGTCCACTTCGCCAAGATATCGGTTGCAGCGGACGTTCTTATAGATTGGGTTCTGCCGGATACAAGGGCAACAGATTCTAACTAGCATGAGCGCTCCTTTCGTTGAATTTCTGGAAACAGGCTGTTGAGCACAGACCTGTCAGAAGCTACTGGGAAACTGTTCGCACTTCCAGCCGTGCTATTCTCCGCCCAGAGAAAGCCATTGCAGCCTTTACATTCAGTTGTCGGACAGACGTAAAACGGGTCGGCTGCAATTTTGGTGTTGCATAATGGATTTGAACCAATGTATGTCCGGTTATGAGCCGGATGCTCTAGCCGTACTGAGCTAATGCAACATAGAAACCCGGCTTGATTGGTTAACCGCTGCTCTTTGCAATGTCATGCCTAACCATTGCATCGAGAGCCGGGAATAGCAGTGGAGGTTTTGGAGAATAAATCCATGCAAAACTAGGTAGTTGGTTGTGCTGCGTAACGGAATCGAACCGTTGCTTGCCAGCCGTGGGGGAGACAGGCTGGCATTCCCCTTACAATTGGAAACGCAACATATAAAGCCCGGTGAAGGCGAAAGAGTGAGAAAACCTCCACCGGTGAAAAGAGGAATATGCTTGTTGACACGCACGCGAGTAAAATGACAAAACCCCGCGTGCAAGCTATTCCTTTAAGGGAAGCTGCAAAACTTCCTGCGTACATTATAAGCCTTGTCAAGTGGTGAAATCAAATAAATAGACCAAGCGAACACAATATATTGTGTTTTTAATCAAAAAGGCCTCTTGACAGGCTCAATTTTACTGATTCCGTTATACAATTCATCGGCAAGCTGTGCCAAGCTGTCCGGTGCATCATCGTGCGGAACTTTGCCAAGCTGCGTGAACATCGTTACCTGTTCCATGAACGCCTTGTACTCTTTCGACTGGTGCTTCTCGTCAAGGAAATAGAACCGTTTGATGTCCGGCGCATACTGGATGATTCTGGACAGCTTGCTTTGACCACTGGGCGCACGTTGGCTTCGGACAGAGCCGTGATAGCCTTGCTGCCGAAGCTGGCTGTCTACCACGTCACAGTATTCGTCACCGCCGTTGTTGGCTTCACCGCGCACAACGTTGATTTTGTGCTGGATGATTTTGCCCACGACTTCTGGTCTGGTCACGGTCTTATCGCCGTTATTGAACACAAGGTCAGGGATGAACACGGCATCTCCATACACATAGGCGATAGGGCAGGCGGTGAAGTCGCCACCACCCCATGCAATATCCATAACCATGAGCTTGCGATCTGGCTCTCCATCAGGCAGAACAGCATTGAAATACCGCAGTTCATCAGCAGGGAACAGCAGACCTTCACGCACATAAGGCTTGCCCATGTACTTTGCCCACCATGTTGCATCGTCAATGCTGGCTTTCATGTCGGCATAGTAGGCATCGTCAAATCCCACGCCGTAGTCATAATTGAAATTGCTGTGTCCGTTCTCATCCACAGCGGGAATCACCCGGAAGCGGTACTTCGGATTGTCCGCATACTGGTTCTGGATGCGCCCCAGAGGGTCAAGCACGTTCCAGCGTGTACCAACCATCAGCTCCAATGCGCCCTGCTTTTTACGGTCTTTCAGCTGGTTTAGGTAAGCATCGTACTTGTTGTTCAGACGCTCAACATTCAGGCTTTCCTCCAAGTCCTCAATCAAGTCATCGCTGTACAGAACGCCGCCCTCGCCGATTTCAACAGCACCGGTCAGCGTGCCGCCGATGGAACGACAGGTCAGGGTGGGGAAGCGCTTCTTTCGGTTCAGGTCAACGCTTTCATCTTTTGCGCTCTTGTCCACAAGCTGAACGTCAGGGAAGATTTTGCCCCAGTTGTAGGTCACGGGGTCGGTGATGATGGACAGCACTTCGCCGTAGAAGCCATTGGTCAGCTTGTCAGAGTGTCCGCTCATGACCGATGCAACGTCAGGGCGGTTGCCCATCAGCCATGTGATGAAAAAAATACATAGCGTCGATTTTCCGACGCGAGCAGGTAAGCTAACTCCCAAGAAGTCAATCCGCTTATAAAACAAGTCCTCAAGGTCATCTGCCAGCACTTTCAGAACCCTGCGTCTCGGCTGATAGAACTTCTTCTCCGGCGCACGATTCCATTCAAGGTAGATGCAATAACTGTCAAACACATCCTTTGATTCAAACAGGTACGTCCGGCCGATAATGTCATAGGCCTTCGCCACGTCCTCGCCTGTTTTCATCTTGCCCATTATGGATGCACAGACGGAGCGCAGCTCTCCAGAGTATTTGTAGGCATCGAACCGCTTATCCTGCGGCAGAGCGTCTCTCAGGTTCACCACCGCCTGAAACCAGTCCTCGTAGACCTGTGCTTCGGTCGGATTCTGCTTTGCATACGATTTGATGCTGTCAATGATGGCGATACACTGCTTTGGCTGCATAAAAAAATAGGCACCCCCCTACCTGAAAATGTAAAGAGTGCCTACAACTGCACAAAAATCAAATATTCGGTTTTATGATGCTGGTTCGGAAAATTATTTGCTAAAATTCGTTTTAATGAATGGAATGTGCGATTTATTTGACCTCTTCCGCAAGCTGGTTTAGCCTGCGCTTCAATTCATCTGCGTCATAGTATAAAGTGTCTGCGATGGCATTGAGAATATCGGGCTTGTCGGTGTAATCGCACAACGTTTCAATGAGCTTCAAGCTCTGCTCAGACAATTTTACGGTTTTCATGCTTTATTCCTTTCTCTGACTATGTAAAGTGGGCTTTGGTTGTTCATCTCCTAGCATCAGCTTATAACGGAGATACTTTTCGACAATACTGTGTCTTTCTGCCAGTGTACCGTAAATAAAGACGAGAGCATCTTTAGCAGCATCGTATTCATTCGGGAAAATGACAAGTTCCTCGTTTGCAAAGGTCACGGTGCAGTTTTCATAGCGACAGACTTCCAAGAACTGCTTGATTTCAAGGAATCCGCCAAAATCAAGCATAGACCGCAGCGTGATGCTACCATTCTTAACAATCAGTTCTTCTCCATGCATATTATCCAGCCTTTCTCTGCTCAGCAATCCGATACCATGTCTGGCGGGTCACGCCAAGCTGCTTGGCAGCGTCATTCTTTGTATAATGTCGGCTCACGTTTGCCATCACAACCAACTTTCATAACGTAATCAAGATATTGTTTTACCATCGTACTATCTTCGCAAATGCTGGCATACATAGCAAGCTGGATATTCTGTCCTAAGTTTGATTCAGTTGGTTTAATGGTCAATCCTTCATTTTCAAAAATCAAAATGGAGTTTGCCAATTTGCATCCTTCAACAAAAGCAAACAGTTCTTCGTATTTCACAAAATCAAAAATTGAACGTAGCTTTGTTGTTCCATCTTGAACAATCAAATTACCGCCATGAATATTTTCTAGCTTTTCAGTTAAATCCATCTTTTGTTTCTTACTCATATTGATGTTCCTCCAAAAGAATGGTATACTGTGGTTGCACCATTCTTTTTCCTGTTTTGATTGGTTTGGTGTACTCTTAGCGGTGGCTTGTGGTTGGGCTGCCGCTATTTTTATTTGCGTATCTTTCGACACGCTCATACCAAGTAGATTTTCCAATACCAAGCTGCTTGCAGCACTCTTTTACAGTGATTTCGCCTTTTTGCTGTTGTTTTAATAGGCTTTCAAACTGCTGCTCGTCAACTTGCTTTTCCTGTCTGCCGAAGCTACGGCCTGTTCTGGCTGACACTCGCTTGCCGTCAACAATAGGCATGGCAGCTATACCCTCTGCCTGACGCAAGCGGCGCATATCAAAATCATCTTCGGCATCCATAATGAAATATCCATTTTCGACTAACTTCTTCTTTGTTCTTATTTCCACTTCTCTTGCGACTTCATAAACAAGATTCTCTAGGACTTTCATGGAAACGCATTTATTTCTTTTTACAAAATCTCTAAATGTCTTACTCCTTGAAGTTTTGTTTTTCCATCTGTTTTTATCGCTTCCAATCCCAACGTAAAAGGGGACAAAGCGATCATCTTTAGAGAAAAACCAAACATATACATAGTTGTTCTTTTCGCATTCTTTCGCTGCATTTTGAATATCGCCAAAAGTACGCTCCATTTTAACCTTCCTTTTTTTCTTCCAAAATTGGTTCCTGCTTACCTTTAACCCACTCGCCATCCTTTCCGTACCGATAATATCCCTCATACGTTTTCCTGTTGCTAAGAATAGATTGAACGGTGCTAATGGTAAATGGGTTTCCTTTTCTCCCTCGATAACCCTCTTCGTTTAACTTGTTCACAACAGAACGAATCGTTTCACCAGAATCTCGAAGTTCAAACGCTCTTTTTACAATTTTTGCTTCCTCTTCGTTAATAATGAGTGCCCCATCCTTTACTTTATATCCCATAGGTGCTTTTCCACCGCTATAACCGCCATTAGATGCCTTAATTGCTCTTCCGCTAGATGTTCTTTTTGTTATATTGTCTCTTTCCATTTGAGCGCAACATATTGTAAAGGTTCTCAACATATCAGAAAACACTCCAAATTCTCCAAAATCTTCGGCCACGCTGATAAGCGAAACGTTCTTTTTAGTAAGAAGTTCCATCCTGTACCAAAAATACACATTGATGTCTCTAGCAATTCTATCGCTTTTAGCGGCTACAACAGCTTCGTATTCAACATCATCTTTTCCGTAAAGGATGCTATCAAAGCCTGGCCTACGCTTTGCCCCAGATTCACCTTCATCAGTGTACCATTTGACAATTTTCATGTCATTTTTTTTGCAATATTCTTCTATCTGTTCCCTTTGTGCTTCAAGTCCAAATTTGTCCTCTCCGCATTGCCCTTCGGTAGAAACTCGGATATAAGCAGCTACGTTTTTCATTTTTAACAGCTCTCTTTCTTGACCCTATTATACACCATGTACGTTTAATCGTCAAGAGAAAGTTTGCGTATTTTTGCTTTTACTATCACAATGTTCAGATATTTCTGAAATCACCAATCAAATGCGTTTTTATATACAAAACGTATAGCAATTTCAAAAATATTCGATAATCCGTATTCGGCAAGAACTATCATCACAAGATAACAGCATCTCAAAGGTAGTAAATCGCTATCAAAAATCACATATATGTGAACAAAATCCATGTATCCATGGATAAGAATTATACAAATTGGGCTGTTGACAACTATATACCAAGCGTCTATAATCTAAGACAGCAGAACACACGATGAATCGGCCAACTACGGTAGATTTATCCTTTGTGGCATAAAAAAATAGGCCGTCAGCATACCGACCAAAGTAGCACTGACGACCTATTCCACCACAAAACAGAAGCTACGCAACCAAGGGCGCAGTCTCGGTTTCTGCCAATTATTATAGCAGAAGCAAGCGACTTCTGCAATAGAAAGGAGCAAAAAACATGAATTTCCCCACGACAACCGAAGAATTTCTGAAAACCCTCGCCCACGGCAAAGAACCGACCAGCGAGGACAGAGAGTACGCAGAAGCGCTGGGTAAGCTGTCCGAACTGAACTACCGGGCAGGGTACGAAGCGGGTACAGCCAATAAGAACCGCAAAATCTGATGTCAACACTAGTGAACACAATATCTAGTGTATTTTTGATTGACATTCAGATATTTTGCAGTTACACTTATTGCACAGCAAAACGAAAGGGGGTGAATATGTATGAGTAGTCCTTATGCAGAGCGTTACGGTCACACCGTTACCATCAGCGTGACGGAGCGGCAGTTTGCAAGCTTGCAGGAATACTGCATCAAGAACCGGGTCTCCATCTCCGCTGCGTTCCGTGAAGCGTTCTTTACGCTGCATCCGATGGATTCCACCAATGAAAACGAAAAATGATACGCTCGCTGCTGTCGGCAAACTTTAGCGAACGTATCATGTAAACCCTGAGAGAAGCATTCTCTCGCCGTTATTATAGCAGAAAATTGCTTCTCTCACAAGTGAAAAGGAGCTTTTTAATGCAACTTTCTTTGTCTGAGAACATCAAAATCTTCAACAACGCCGAGTTTGGCGAAATCCGCGTCATGCTCATTGATGACGACCCTTGGTTTGTTGGCAAGGACATTGCGGTAGCACTTGGCTACGCAAAGCCTGAGAACGCACTGTCAGCACACGTTGATGAGCAAGATAAAACCACTACCCTGATTCAGGGTGATGGTTCTAATTACAAGAGCAAGACAACCATCATCAACGAATCCGGCCTGTACAGTTTGATTTTCAGCAGCAAGCTGGAAAGCGCACAGCGGTTCAAGCACTGGGTCACTCACGATGTTTTGCCGTCCATCCGCAAGCATGGAATGTACATGACCGACAACCTGTTGGAGACGGCTATTGCCAACCCGGACTTCGTGATCGGGCTGATTCAGAACATGAAGGCTGAAAAGGAAAAGAGCGCAGCATTACAGATGCAGAACAAGAAGCTCTGTGAGAAGAACGAGGAGATGCAGCCTAAAGCAGACTACTTCGATGACCTTGTGGCATGGAATTTGGCTGTTTGTTTCCGTGGCACGGCAAAGGAGCTGCGTATTCCTGAACGCAAGTTCATCCAATCGCTTATTGAAGATGGTTACATCTACCGTGACAAGAACAGAAATCTCCTGCCGAAAGCTGGCAAGGGTGACGAACTGTTTGTCGTTAAGGAATTTCTCAATCGGAAGAATAAGCATGGCGGTTTGCAGACCAGAGTAACGCCGAAAGGCCGTGAGACATTCCGTCTGCTCTACGCAAGCATCCGTAGAAGCGTATAACATCTAATAAAAAAAGCCAGTGGTTAGAGAACATCTAGCCGCTGGCTTTTTTTGTTATGCGATTATTCCTCTACGAGGTCTGCGTACTTAACTTCAATACGAGGAAGTTCATCAGTGGTGCTGGTCAATGCTCTAGTAATTTTTTCAAGCCCGGTGAACTCACCATAGACTGTGATAATATCATCTTCCAGAATCTTCACAGCATCGCCGCCGCGCTTATCCAGCATATAATACTCGTCATCGGCATAGAATCCGTATCCGCTGTTGTCAGTGTAGGTTCTCCATGCTTTTTCGCTGCCGGAGAAGTTTGCATCAATAATCTGCGAGACCTTTACCTTGACTACAATCTTAGTTCCTTCATACTTTTCAGGATAACGGCACAGCTCCTTATAGTCCACAGTCTGGCACTCTGCCTTGTAATCATCCTCGCTGATTTCAGGCACAACAGATGCAACGGAAGAAGCGGTGGATGCACTTGCCTTGTCAGATGTAGCGTCCTTGTAGCCCTCTTCAAAGCCCTTCTTGCCGCTATCGCTAGAGCCACCAATAGCAGACAAGACAATCAAAACAATAATGGCGATGAACCACCAGCGCTTGTAGATGGGCGGCTTGTTCTTACCACCACACTGAGGGCAGACCTTTGCACTTGCGGCAATCTCTGCGCCACAGTGCTTGCACGTTGTCATTTTACTTTTAGCCATTGTAGATTCCTCCCTTTCAAGGCTTGTAAGGCAAGTATAGCACAGAACATAGACCCTTTGTAGGGGTCTTTTTTGTTTTTGCGGAAATTTTGAGATTGACAATAGGGGGTGTGGGTTATTTTTGAGCCTTTTTTATTTTTTCGGTGGTTGAAAGACTGACCGGGCGGGGCTGGGCGGCGGCTATATACCCCGCCGGTGGAGACCCCAGCCCCCAACGCACCCGGACGGCCTGCACATCACAGGCAGCAGCGCAGGCCGTGCCAGAATCAGGGCAGACCACACAAGGCAAGGCACACACGCCCGGACGATGGACACGCCGGGACGCTGGAGGGTGTGCGCTCGTATGTTGCGTGTGCAACGTTTTTATATGCTTGTACGTTTAATCTTGAATATACTATTGACTTGTACGTTTAATCATGTATAATAGTAAATGTACAGAGGATGTACACCACCACACCACCATAAAACAGGAGGACAAAAACCATGAAAAAGACCGTTGATATTATGGACTACTGCAACAAGCTGTTTGCCGCTGACCTTTTCGCAGGCGTCGTGCTAGAAGAGGACTTTGACACGGGCTGTGATTACACATGGAGCGTAGCCGGTGACGATTGGGCGGACAAGTTCCGCGCGGAGCTCAACGGCTATATCTCCGCCGGATGCTGTGCAGAGCGTGCCGCCGACTACCGCAAGGCCCTTGCCATCCTCGATGAGATGGAGCAGGCAGCAGCAGAGCAGAGCAACGCCCCTGCCGCTCCCGATTACGCCGCACTTGCCGATACCATCCGCGCCGAACTCAACGCCCGCCACGACCGCAGCGCGTGGGATAAGGCCGTCACGCTGTACGCTCTCGACCTGCTGGAGGATGTGCAAGAGGGTGCGGACAATATGGAACGCCTGCCCCTTGACGGTGCAGAGCTTGAGCGGTGGGCGCTCAACGGTGCAAGCTGCTGGGAGCAGTACAGCAACGGCGGTTGCTCCCTCTGCTATAACGCCGATATTGCCGCCCGTGTCTGCACCCCGTCCGAACTCAAGCGCAAGCACGGCGGAACGTATGAGTCTAATAGCCGTGAAACGTGGCTTGACGTGCAAGCCCGCGCACTGCATCAGGCTTGCAACCGTATCCGCACTATTTGCCGCACCAATGGCCTATATTGCAAGGGGGTGCGGTGATATGATTACTCTTGATTTTGCCCAGTGGGCTGCTCTCTGGTACGTGGGCGGCATGATCTCCGGCGCGTTGGTAATGATCGCTATTTTAAACAGCTGAGGGAGGATAAAACAATGACAGATTTAGAGCAAAAATGCAACGAGTATCGGGAGTATAAGCGGCTGGCAGAGCAGGCGGAGCAGATGCGGGACAGCCTGCGAGATGAGATTATCACCATGATGCAGGGAGCGCCGGAGGTTGTTGCAGGCGCTTGCAAGGTGATGTATAAGGACGTGCAGAGCGTCCGACTAGATAGCAAGCTTCTCAAGACGCTGCACCCGGATGTATACGCCGAATGCAGCAGTAAAACCAGTTACAAACGTTTTAGTGTGGTATAAGGGGGTGCGAACAAATGATATTATCTTGCGTCTTGTTTTTCTTCTGGTTTTTCTCTGCGCTGTTTAAGGCGTCCAAATAAGAAGCATTTCACCCGGTCAGCAATGGCCGGGCTTTTCTTTTGCCTTGCATCTGCTGAGGGTGCAGGGCTTTTATTTTGCCCTGCTACAATACAGCCCCACACAAGCGTTTACAGCACGTTTTGTGTCGTCCGTGCAACTATACAGCCAACGCTACAAAACAGCGCACAGGGCTTTACAGTGGCTTTTCCTGCGATTGCACCCATTTAACCGCCAACGATACCAGACCGGCACAAGCGGCTATAATACCGCCCGCGCCACGTTGGAGCGCATACACGCACCCGGACGCACTCAACCGATACCAGATACCAGCGCCACGCCGGGACGCTGCACAGGTCAGCACAGCCGCCCTATTATAATAAGGTATATAAGGGTGCAGCGGTGCGCCTGTTATGAATCCATGCCAGACAGTGCGGCAGATCGCAGACCATGCCAGTCCGGCGGGGTCAGCCCAGCAACAGGGGCGCGGCGGACGGCGCGGAACCATTGGCGGCTTTCGCCGCAGCTCTTTTCGGGCTTTCGCCCGATAGCTAATAGAGGTCAGCAATAGTCGCAGCGTCCCAGCTGAAATAGTCGTAACCGCTTCTGGAATAGTCGTAGCCAATAGTCGTAGTTTCTCCAATAAAATAGTCGTGAAATAGTCGTAAAGTCGTCAGACAACCAGCTTTTGAAAGTACTATATATCGTATAGTAAAAAGCGGTTCGCTGATAGTCGTAGAGTAATAGTCGTATTGTTTTCTTGCGAATCATCGTCAAATAGTCGTGTATTTTTTGTGTGAAATAGTCGTTCGCCTTTTAGAGAAAGGGAGATGCGATAGTCGCTAAGTCATCAGACACCCCAAAAATCACCTCTCGTTCCAATTTCGCATAATTTATTCCTCCGCCAGTTATATTTATTTTGTATAATAACCGTACTTATTATAGTGTGCAGATATAGTTACTCCCGATAATCGCTGATTATTTCGTATAATAACTCGTACCATCCGATTCTGTCTGTTCCTGCTCAGTTTAATTCCCAGTAATGTACTATGGTATTATAATCAATCCATAGCATTCTACTAGGAATAATCAATGCAACATTTTTACATATTCAATCAACTACAAAATGAAGTCAATTCTCCATGTGAAATAGTCGCAGACCATCCGCCAGCTCAAACCTCACGCCAGTTCTCGCCTTCGGTCTGCTCTGCTGGCTAACGGTGTAGCTTTGGAGATAGAGGGTTGTAGGGGGAAAGAACCTTTACAAACGATTGAACTCTGGTTCACTGTACTGCCGCTTTTCCCGCTCCTTGTCAATCCACATATCAGCAAAGGCCTTCCAGTTGGTGATAGGCTTTCCGGTTTTGGTCATCCAACCTGTTCCCTCATAGTAGTTCATGAACCTGCTGGCAAGCCTGTTCTCACATCCAGCATCCAAAAAATACTCGCTCACATCCTCGAAGTCCGGCGTGATGGCGTTCCCATCGGGCGGGTCGCCCGCTTTCTTAATAACTTTTTTTCTTTTCTTTTCTTCTATATTAAGGAGGTGAAGTATTGTTCCCCTCACAGGTGAAGTATCGTTCCCCTCAGAGGTGAATGATTGTTCACCTCCCTTTTCACTCTTTGACGATTCTTCCGGCATTTTGACGTATATCTTATCGGGCTTGTTCTTCCCTTCACGTTTGCGCTCGATCAACCCTACTTCTTCCAGCTCTTTCAGAGACTTCTTGACCCATCGTTCCGTGAATCCAGTATCGGCAGCAAGGTCTTTGATGGGATACACAATGTATACTCGCCCTAGTTGGTCAGCAAACTTTCCGCTTTTGCTTGCTTTCTGTGACGACCTTGCACGATTGAACAGGTAAACGTAAACAATTTTCTCTGTTGGACTAACGTCAATAGTCGAGAGGAATCGAGGGTAAACCATGTACCCATTTACCTTTGTATCGGCTGTCATGTATTCCATTTTCTCCTCCTGCAATAGTCGTAGACCTCTACAATGCATTCACAGCCCCGCAGAACCGTGCCAGCGCCGTTTTCTGTGTTTGTTCGATAAGTTTGCCGTCAAACCTCAAAAACCGTTTGTAGAGTTTCTGTGCGCGTATATGCAAAAAGCTGCCATTGCTGACAGCCCATGCACTTAGATTCCGTATTCGCTTTCAATGCCGCAAGACCACGTTGGACGAATGAACCAGATAGGTCACGCCGTCAATCTTCACTTGCAGCTGATCGCCCTCGTAATCGTCCCAACTATTCAGCTTGCCCTCGACAATCGTTCCATCAGGCATTTTCAGCTGCGCCCATGAGTAGCTATACGTCAAGTCTACAACCTGTTTGTTGCATCCAGTCATCAACATAATGCCAGCTAGAGCGGACATGCATACGGTCAAAATCTTTTTCATAGTCGTTCTCCTTTACGCCATGTAGTCCTCAAATCGTTTAACCGACTTGAAGATAATCTTGTTGTTACACCATCTCTGCAAGTGCCGAATCTCTTTCGGTGCGGATGGCTTGTTGTAAATCATCACATAAGGGTCGTAGCCCAGATCACGAAGTGTGTAGATGCGATACAGGTCTTGTTCCAACGTGCTGTTGAAGTTCGTTAGACAGTAAACCATGCCAATGTTTGACTTGCGCCGAAACCCCTTTGCAAAGTCCTCAAACTTGCCTTTCAAGTCATCGTTAGGGTTATCCCACGCAAAATGCAGCGTACCAATACGCATCTTGTTGATGTCCTCAATGTCTGCTTGATTCAACAAGCGAATGTCCAGACCTTGCGTGAAATCAATTTTGGCGTGGGTGTCAATGTACTGCTGCATAAGGTCACGCTTCTCTCTGCAAGCTGTGATGTTTGGGTCAAGCACTTTTATTTCGTCCTGACCACACCAAAAGTCGCTCACATCTGCCACTTTTACGGCACATCTTCCCTCTTTTGCTGCAACATGGCAGAAGGAACATCCTCTAGGGCATCCACGACTTGTCATGCTGACTGCAAACGGAAACTGTGGATAAATGCTGTAATCGGGGAAAGACTTTTCGATTTCAGGCGGCAAATCAACGTCTTTCGATTTATCGAATATTTCTTTGCCGTCCACTGTGCGGATCGCGTATCCCGTGCCGCCTTTAATCACCTTGTCAGCGTTCAAAGGTTCTGGCACGTCAGGGCTGTACACGTCTGAAAAAATCTTACTCATGTACACAATGTCATAGTGGATAAAATCACTCCACCACCATTCAACATCATCGCCTTTTGCCTTGTGATAGCTTGAAATCCGCATCAATGCAAGGTTTGGGAAGTTGTGCCCGTCTACGTCAATCAATCCAATTTTCATATTATCAGTCCATCCAAGTATACTCTTGGAACCGTTGAATCTGCTTGTTAAACGTAATCGGAAGGTCGCCTATCTCGCCTTCCTTGTTCTTGCTTAGCCGGAACAGGTACTTGTCGGGGTTATCGCCAGACAGAAGAATGATTGCATCTGCGTCCTGTTCAATCTGTCCGCTCTCTCGCAAGTCGGAGTTAGTGGGCGTTGCTCCGGGCTTGGATGGGTTTCGATTAAGCTGTGCCAGTGCAACCACGACAATGCCTGTGGTCTGCGCCAGCTCGTGTAAGGCAATGGATATGGCCGTAATGGCGGCATATCTGTCCTTTGCGCCTGTTTCGTGGATAAGTTGAAGATAGTCTACGAAGATGACTTGAGCCTTTTTACGGAGAGCCTGAGCCTTCATCCACGCCACGTTCTTTCCGGCAGCGGAGCGGATATATAATGGCATTTTCATGTTCTTTGCCTGTCCGTCAATCTCATTCAAGCTGACAGCCTTATTTTTCACCGTGTCCAGAGGGCAGTATATTTGATTAGCCATCAGACGTGCGCCCAGCTTGCGTTTGCTGGTTTCCAAGCTGAAATAGTACACGGTGTAGTCCTGCTTTGCCATGCTTGCTGCTATTTGCAGAGACAGGGCTGTCTTGCCCGCAGACGGTCTGCCGCCGATGATAATGAAATCGCCCGGTGAGATGTGTAGCGCTTCATCCAGACGCTCTAGGCCTGTCTTGATGTACACAGGCTTCTCGTCCATGTGAAGCACATAGTCGTTTAGCACATCCTCGTATGTCCACGCATCTTCTTCCTCAGATTTCAGGCTCATCGCTTCGCCCATCTGCTGGTAGATTTCAGACAAGTCCTCATAGGTCGTCAATGCGCTGGCGGATTCAACGGCAAGCGACTGGAAGCGCCTTAATGCAGCATTTTCCTTTATCCGCTTAGCCCATTCTCCCATGCGTTCACGGCTAAGGACAACGCACTCAGCTTCACACGCTTTGCTGTACTCCACAATCAAATCTGCAACGTCCTTGTGCGTTTCTCTGAGGTCTACAACGTCTACATATCCACGAAGTTCCCAATAGCCTTTAATCGCATTAAAAGCCTCTTGTAGCTCTTTTGTTTCGAAGTCAGAATCATCGACTTCAACCATGACTTCGGTCGCAACATCTCTCTTGCACAGTGTCAGACCACCGATAAATACCGTTTGAACGTCCATTGTCATAGTCTAGGAAACTCCGTTTCCGTACTTTGCTCGTACTGGTCATCTTGCTTCAATGCGTAAATGTCCTGCCATCCGGCATAGATGCTCTGGTCGAGTATGGCTTTCCAGTCATGCCGATCAAACTTTTCCAGCTTGTTGCAGAGCATCTGCTTTGCCCGGTCTGTCATAGGCTTCTTGATTCTTGTACGCATCTGTGCGAACTCTCGCAGGGATTCCAACAGGGCTTTATCGCCATGAGCAAAGTCGGAGAAGATGTCAGGTTTCTTCTTGACTGCACTCTCCGGCAAGGTCTTGACGCTCGTCTGACTGTCAGTTGATATAGTGAGTTCATCGTCATCTGAATTTGAACTCATAGATGGGCTGGCTTTCATCTCATTTATGACATGAGAATGAGATGACTTTCGTGTAGACCATCCTTTTGACGCAATATCGCTTCTTTTAGATTCTTCATCGAGCAAATGTTTAATCAAAATGAAACAAGATTCTGCTTTTTTTGAGTTCAAAGTTGCATCTTTTCTTTCAAAAACGTATGCACAGATTGCATCGTAGAGTTCCAGTTTCTCTTTACTTTTGAGTGTGGAGATGGCTTCGAAGTAATATCGTTGGAATGTAAAGCTGTCTCGTTTTTTGTCCATACCTATCCCCCATTAAAACAGGCACTCAGCGTCAGATTCACGCAGCCAGCCTTCGCCCGGAATGTTGACTATCTCATAATACTGCCGCGCAACGTAGATTGTTTTCTGCCCATCCTCAGCAATCAGGCCGACAATCAGATAGTTGCCAGCAGCCATAAAGAACCAAGGGTTGCTCTTGTAGGTCTCACCCTTCATCCAGTTCTTCATCCTGTTCACGGCTTTTTCAATGTCCTTGTCGGGGCAGTCCGGGTTTTCGTATGCAAAGAAATCCTCAGGAAATTTAAGCTTTTTCACTTTCTAAATCCCTCTCTTGTTCTCGTGATTCGCTTATGCGCCTTGACAGGCCTTGCGCCTTTGCCGTACGCTGGGCGGATATGCTTAGCCTTGATATACCCGCAAGGTGGCTTCGACCCAAAATCGAAAAGGCTCAAGTCCATAACGATGATGCCAAACTTCTTGTTCGTCATACTAAAGCCCCCTTTGGACGATCAGGGAAATACATCCAGTGAGATACAGAAAGTCGTTTTCCTGTCGTATCTTCGTACCATTCCGTGCTTCCGCACGAATGCTCATAGTGTGCAATTCTTATATCAACTTCGTCACTGAAAACCAAAACAGATCGATATTCGGTCGGGAGTTTATTTTTTACGCTAATCCATTCGTTCATAGTATCATCTCATACCATCGGAAACGCCATCCAATGCGTTACCGTCACATCTTTCGGCAGTCTCTCGCCTATCTCATCCCAGAACTGACCGTCTGCATAACAGCCAAGAAAGTACGCTGTCGGCGAGATTCCTTGCAACATTTTTCCATCTTTATCACGCCACGTTGTCTTAGTCGCAAGCAACAAAGGCTGCGTTCGCTCTCGTGGCGGTTCGCTTGCTGGATGCCAAAGAGTGTTAGCCATTGTTATACCTCGCAGTAGCAAGAACGATTACACATCCAATTAAGAAAATAGCAACGTTTATAACCGCACAAGCAACAGCCTTGATAACGGTACTGTCAATATATTCATCCAAAGTGTCCCAAAGGATATATCGTTCAAACAGATAAATGGGAGATACAAACAACATACCAACCATCGTTGTCAAAACGATGCCTAAAGCAACCTCACATATCGGCATTGCCCTTTCTCCTTTCAATCTCATTACAAACCGCCTTGTAAAACGCATCCCACGTCTCATAATCGCATGAATCGCCAAAGTCGAAACCTGTCCGCTTGCGTTCTGCAATGTCACGCTCAAAACAACCAAGCGTCTTGTCGGTCAGTTCCGGCAGAAGTGGCGTGATGTATCCGCAAACAAGGCTAGGCATATACGACCGTCTGCCCAAGCAATAGCGGACAGCGCAGTTGCAGACCGCTCCGAAGTCGTCATTAGCGGGGTCAATCAAACCTTTAGGCTCGTCATCTTGCAAATCATATATGGTGCAGTCAAGGACGGTTGCGATTCTGAAAAGCCACCTCTCTTTACATTTGCGTTTCCCGCACTCAATAGCCGATATGAAAGAGGCTGTTACACCGATTCTGTTCGCAAGGTCTTTCTGCTTGACGTGCAGTTCAATCCTGCGCTTCCTGATTTTCTCCCCTGCTGTCATATTCGTCCAGTTCCTTTCTGATTTGCTGGCGTTCAATCTGCTTCAATCTTGCCTTTGCCAGCTTGCGATTGTCAGCCTTGCGAATAGCCCAGTTGTTGCGGTGGTTTGCCCACGCTGCGAAATAGTGACTGTATTTGCTTTTGTCGTACCAGCCATTGCCAATAAGCCCTTTATAGGTCTGCTGACGTTTCATCTTTCCTCTCCCATTCCTTGCATCCGCGTTCGTCCCACACGAAGTCTGCAACGTGTCCTGACTGGTCGTTTACGCATACGTCCTCCGGCTCTGCGTACCATTTGCAAGAGCCGCAAAACGGCTCGGATTTGTTCTTACAGGATTCTGCTGTGCATCGGATAGCCTTGCCAGCAGAGAACTTCTTGATGCCCATGCAAGAGCAATGCTCGGTGGTGCAGTAGAAGTTCATTCCTCTATCTCCTTCCATCCGATAAACTCGCATAAACCAACAGTGTTATTGGCGCAACGATGAATGAGAACTTTATCGCTTATTTTGAATTTTGCGATAAACCCAATTTTGCTTTCTTCCATTTCGTTTTCAAACATCCAATCAACGATGTCTTTATCAATTCTGACATCGCTTTCGTCCGCTATGGTCGAAAAGCACTGTTTGCATCCGTAAAGAGCACACTTTTTCATCTTCTCTGCCCTCTCTTTCCCCTGTTGAACCGCCCGATCACTCGCTTATACTCTGCATAACACTCCGGGCAAATGTCGCCTGTGTCTCTGCGCCACGCCCAGTCCTTGAAGTATTCGTCAGGGTTCATCATCCTGCCGCCCATAACCGCTCCGCAGCGGTCGCATACTCGCTTGTGGTAGATTCCTCTGTCAGTTTGCATTAGATTCGCCTGCTTTCTTTTTAGATACGCGTTTTTTCTTTGGGGTTTCAATCTGTTGTGGAATAGAATCAATCAGCTTCTTGAACTTCTGCATAGTTTGATATTCAGTCAAACCAAACATAAACTGCGCTAATTCTAACGGCGTTCCAACCTGTTCTGAACGACCGTCAGGATATGTAATGATTTTCATTGCTCGTTCTCCCCAACATCCTTAAACAGGATTTCTTTGTCAGTTTTCTAGTCTTTGATTTTGCGTGGAATATGTTCCCCGTCAATCAGCTTTTGTTACGACTGTATCTGCTCCATTGACAGTAACCCATCCATGCTTCAGTCTGGCTTCAGCTTCTTTCATCTGAATCAGTTCGGGAGTGATGGATTCCGACACGATACGATTCGATTCTGCTTCTGCCTGTGCTTCGATCACTTTCACATCGGCTTCCGTCTGAGCTTTCACCTTGTCCGTCTCAGCCTGTGCAAGAGCAGTCTGTTTGTTCAGCTCAGCGATCTCAGCGTCCTGTTTTGCTTGTTCTTTCGCTCTAATCTTTTCGGTCAAAGTGTCATCCAGTTCTACGTCAATCACGAGGGCACTTGAAACGTTGATTCCGTATTCATTGGTAAGTTTTTCGTTCAAATAATTTGTGATTGCGTTGTTTACTTCCGTTTTCTTTTCAGAATAAATATCCATTACAGAAAACTGGGGCGTTACCTCCTTGACGTAGGCGATAATGCTGTTCTGGATGCGGCTTTCCACAAGCGTTTCACCATCCATTCCGTTAAAACGGCTGTAAAGTTCAACAACACGGTCTGAAATGAAGTTATAATTTACAGTAAGATTTACTCCAACCATTCCACCGCTTGCAGGAGCATCAATATGCCAATCTGCGTGTTCCTTTGCGTTATAATCTGCCGGGTCATCCGAAAAAATAAGTTGCTGCTGGCTGATAGGGAACTTGCTAACGTGCTTCATGGGAGAAAGAAAGTGCCAGCCCTGTGACAAGGTGTTCTGCTCAACGCCTCGTGCCGAATAAACAACTCCAACATAACCAACAGGTACTCTCTCCAAACACAGCAGAAGAACCACTGCAACAAAAAATGCTGCTACCACAGAAGAAATAATAGTTGCTACCTTTTTCATGTTTTACTCCTTATCGTTAAAATTGTTGATAATCAAAAAAGCGACCGCCCAAGATAACAAAAAGAAAGCAATGAGCTCTTTCACTCCTCTGTCACCTCTCTGTACTCCACGTCAATTCCTTTCGGCAAAGCCGTCTGGTACTTCTGAGCCAACTGTTCTGCGCTCTGTGCATCGCCCAACGGCTGTTCAGGCGGCGCAACGGTGACTTCCACGTTGTCACGCATACCAAAATAGTTCTTGGCTCGGAAAATCCACTCTGCCGGGTTCTCCTGACCATACATACCGTTGTACGCCCACATGGACTGCATTTGCAGAATCAGCTTCAGGATGTACTTCTGCTGCAAGCTGTCGTCACGGCGTTTACCAGCCATAATCTGCTTCAGGCTCACCCATTCGATGCCGAGCACCAGTGCAATCCATTCCACCACAGGGGAGATTCTAGCTTCGATGCAAGCGTCAAAGAAGAAGTCAAGGCGCTGCTGCACTTCAATTGGGTTGTTCATGTCCACGCTCGGAAGGTCTCCAAAATACTTGGCTGCAATCATGCCGATGACTTTCTTGTCCTCTTCATCACCGATTCTTGACTGCAAATCTCCTGTATTCAGCATCTTAGACCTCGTAATTGCTAACTCCTGCTGTTCTTTCACCTTTTTACTCACCTGTGAGCGGATAGATTTCCGCTTGTTAAGCATCTGTTGCTTCTTCTTCTCACGTTCTTTCTCACGCTTCGCAGCGGCTTCTTCTTTCGCCTTTTGTGCTCGCTTCTCACGCTTTTTCTTTTCCGCTTCGGTCAGCGGCGGTCTGCCACGACCACGCTTCGGAGGTGTTGCCATGTATCAGACCTCCTTTGGCGGTTCAGGAAGCGGCATCCAGTGGGTTACGTTTTCAATCCGTTTTTCATCAAACGTTGTCAGCCAACCACCATCGTCTGTAAGTACTGCCGTTTGCATACTGCTATTTTCGTCATAAATGGTTTTATCAAACACCAGAACAGGCTTGCTCTCATACCAAAGCGTATATTCTCTGTCGCCGTCCACTTCGGTAACTTCTTCCGTCATTTCAGGCAATTCGTCTTTGACGCTAATCCACTTGTTCATAATCACGCTCTCACTTCTTCATCTTCGTTTCGATGTTGTCTATCTTCCATGCAATCTGCCAGACTGCACAGCAACCGTCCAACTGCCGCCACCAAGCGCACTTTTCTTTCTCGCATACGCACCGACCAAGAGGATTGCTGGTCATTTTCATCGGGCAGTAAAGTTCGTTGTCCATTGGTTATTCCTCGTTCATCTCATAACATTTGCTGTCGCTCTCGTTGAATCCCAAACACCAAGCTAACTCAGAAGCGATTTTCTGATAAATGCCTTTGGTATTAAGCTCAGTTTCGGATTCCGAACAGCCGCTATAAAGACCATACAGAAAAGCCAGTCTTTCGCGCCCTACCATGTTGATTTCCTGAATCATCATTTCCACCCCATCATAATAGCCGTACAAACGACCAGACACACGTTGGCGAACAACCATACGAGCATTGCCTGCCGTTCTTCAAACAGGTTGTCTGCCGCGTCCTTGATTGTCCGTTCGGACTGAACTACCACTGCCAGCAGGACTAGGCAGACCAGCCAGCGAGTTGCGAATTCAAACATCATCG